CCGACGTAACTGAACTGCTGCCCAGTAGCCTCGACGACAGACGGGAACCCAACTTGTGGCGGGGTCGCGACGTTAGTCTTGATGAGTGCAATCAGCGAAGTCAGCATGGCCTCCGCAGGGCTAGTCAGAGAGCAGCGGGCCATGATGCGGTCGAAGGTGTAGTCGTAGCTAGCAAGAAAGATCGGCAGCAGACTCGATGCAAAAAAGTACTGCGCGTTCCAATCGAAAAGACCTTTGACAAAGAACTGCGACCCGCGATCTTGACCAGAGCGAAGATCGTCCGAAAGTTCACGCAGCAGTGTGTTAAGGTCTTGCCGTGTGAACGCTTCCTGCTCTTCGGTGAAGTTCTGCACCTCGACGAACTCATCCGCGAGGAGTGCGTAAACTTCCTCTACAATGATAGACCGCTGCTCAGCGACAGCGTCAGCCGCTGCTACATAGACGCCGCGCGGTTGGCCGACGGGATCGGCGATCTGAATCGTATAACGGAACCCAGTCGAGACCAGTGCGTAGTCGCCGAAGGTGGAGTTGGAGTTAGCGACAGTGACCTGCCCGCCGTCATGGCACCACAGGCCGTACCGGCTCCAGTTCGAGAACACCGACACCAACTGCACGAAGGCATTGCGCACCATTAGGTAGGCATAACCGTTGGGGTTGATCGCGGTGAACGAGTCGACGACGACGGACCGTAGAACAGACGAGGGGGCCAGCACAGACCCATCAGCGCGCAGATTGCCCCCGCCGCGCGGCATGAGCGGGTTACCTGTTGTGCGGTCAATCGGCAGCGTCATCTGGTCGTAAGTGAAGTCATGCAGCATCGAGCAGTCAGAGATGTACGGCGACCGGGTAATGAACGCACCCGGGTTGAACACGAACGCAAACCCCTTCTCCGGAGGGTAGTCGTGCCCTGCTACAGTGAGTGCTCCATTGACCTTGCGGTAGAGCACTGTCGCAACCGTGAAGTACCCATACGCGGCGACAGCCGCCATACCCAGCGTCGTCGTGGCATAATCCGGTGGGCTTTCATGCTGAAGGCCAGTGAACGTGAAACCGCGCACCTTGCACCCGCTGGTCAGGCGGAACATATTGTTCTGGCTCAGACCATTCGGTAGTCGCAACTTGGTCACGCGCAGATCAAACCCATACAGGGCACAGTTCGTTGGAATGACCGTATCGGGCTGCACGATATACTCGCCCGGGTGCACGATCACTGCGCACGACTGACCTGTAGCAGCAGCCGCTGCGAGACCCGCGCCAACAGTGGCAAATGGTACAGCGAGGCTTGTCCCAGCGTTGGCGTTATTGCCGCTCATGGTGACGTAGAAGGTGCGCGCAACAGTGTATGAGTCCGCGAGACCCGCGCCCGTAGGGATGCTGCCCGCTGGCCACTGGAAGTTGTTTGGGACAACAAGGTCCGCAGCCGACACGACCAGTGCTGTCGGCGTCGGTGTTTCCCGCAGCCCGACTACTACCAGATCAGTCTCACAACCTGCACCAAAAGTGCGGTACCATGAGATACCGTAGCGCGCAGACGTTGGGATATAGACATCGAACACGTTCCCGCCGGGGAACCCAAGCGAGTACTCAAACTGGCGCAGAAGCGAACTGACCAGCAGCGTGTTGTCCGAGTGAACAACCGTCTGGCCAATCTTGTTGCCGAAGCCGTTGTACCAGTCGATACCAGCGGTAATACCATCATTGGCAGGATCGCCGCTATCTTTGAACCGCTGGTACGCAACCCGGAATGTGTAGGTCTGGCTCGGCTCCAGCGGGACGCTGTCGATCATGTAGGCCGTACCGGCCCCCTGAAAGCGATAGACGTTACCGTTAAGGCTGGTTGTTACCGCGCCACCCGTAAGGGTGAAGTTGTTAGGGGCGTCACCGGGACGGTAATCCCGGAACAGCTTCTCGTCGACGATATTCGCGGCAATGTTGCCGACGGTGACCCGGAGTTCTACAAGACTGCCTACGTCGAACGATTTAGCTACCGTACTCTCAGCGCCACGCGCGACAGTGAGGATATCTCCAGAACGCGCTGTGACGTTTACGATCTCAAAAAGACCATCCGCAGACACTACGGTAGCGGAGAAGTTATCACCAGCGGAGAGCACCGGAAACGATGCGCCCGTGCCGGTAGTCAGAACAATCTGGGTGGTGTTCGCAGCGATAGCGACACTGAGGAACCCCCTAGCATTGTTCTTGAGTTTAACCGCCATCTGCTAACTCCGTCAACCAAAGGGTACCATTTGGACGCGCATAGTCCCTCGCATGTTTCCGATGTTAGCACGAGCGCGTCTTTCAGTCACGCAGTATGTATACTGCTTGGCGTGGTATGCCGCCAACTCATAATCCTTCCACGCTTGACTAGGTACGACTAGCAGTTCCTGTAGCGCGCTGTGATAGATCGCGTCCTCCAGTTCGTTGAACTGATACTCCGCCATACCGGTGGCATCACGCATGGGTTTTAGGGCATAGATAAGCCGAAGGGTGAACGGCTTCTCATCACTGGGGGCGGGCAACACGACGAACCTATCCGGCGATAGCTGCGTAAATACCCGGGGATCACTGGTTTTAGCCAGCGCCTCTTCGGTGACAGTAAACGTCGAGCCACCGTTGAAGGTGTTGGTGTTGAACTCGTCGCCGTTGAACCCCCCTGTCGCGGTCCACAGTTCCTCGTAGGGTACACCGCTGTAGAGGTCTGCCCATGCGGGGTACCGGAGAAGCGCATCCTCCAGAGTAACACGGTCCAGCGGGGAGCCATTGACAGCCGCGTCGAACACAGCATGAACATCAGCATTCACCGGTTTCCGGTAGAAGTACTGGTGCACCGCTGGGGTCAGGTCATACGGAGGCTCTGCGTGTCGCCAATACAACGTGCGCTCACATGTGCGGATCGCCGCATTGCGGATAGCACTCTCGATCAGTGGGTTCGGGCAACCCGGTACGCTTACACTCACGCGAGGAATGAGTGAGGAGAACTCACGGTCGGCCATCAGATCACCTGCTTCGGATTAAGCCCGCCTTCTTCAGTGTCAGTGACGGTGCGCGTCTGTAGCCCGGTGGCCAGAACCTGATTGAACGAGTCTTGGAACAGCTTGGCGCGACCTGAGTTGACGTGCTCATCGTCCACGGACTCCGCAAAAAACACCACACCGTCGACGACAACCGGGAGATACACGTCGGTGAGTGTCTCGATGGTCTGATTGATCGTGTAGGCAACAGGACTCTGCACATACTCCGCGACGAGGATCGTGCCCTCTATGGGACGCGGGTATACAAAGAACCGGTTCGGGCTGCGTACATGGCGCATGAAGTTGACCGGCATACCTGCTGGATCATTCGCCCAGCTAGGGTGAATGCGGTCCAGCGACTCCCGATTGGTTTCCGTGAGGGCGTTACCGCCCCGCACTTGGAAGACTTCTATCAACCGCATGGAGTCTGCTGGACAGCTTTGCAGCACCTCGCCCGGTACCGTGGGGATATCTTCAATCACAGAGAATAGGTCTGGACGTAGCACGACCATCCGCTTCAGCGTTTGGTTCACCCATCCGAGCATGAGGGTGTCGCTGTAGCGGTATGGCGCACGGGTGTCCTGAACCAGTATCCGTGCCTGTGTGATGATATCCGCAGGGGTCATTCAGGCCAGCCTCTTTTGGCTTCGACAGCCAACTCAGGATCGGTATACACTGGTTCTACAGGTATGTCAGTAGATAGATCAAGCCCGTTGGCTTCCTTGCGAGCGCGCTTCGCCTTGATGGTATCTGCAATCTTAGGTGTGATACCTCGTTCCGGGTATGCCTCAGCCTCGGAAATGACTTCGCACTCCGGATGTACTGCCATCCGCTCATTGTAGTCGTAGATAAACCCATCGGCCTTGATCCGGATATACATCTTGCCGCTCATTTTTTCTTCCTTGCTTTGCCCGCTTCGCTCAGTGCGATAGCAATCGCCTGCTGGCGGGACTTCACAACTGGTGCCTTCTTCGGCCCCTTGGGGTCAATACCCCCGTGCAACGTACCTCGCTTGAACTCGCCCATGACCTTGGCGACCTTGTCTTTCGGTTTCATCGCCATATTACTTCTTCCTTACTGCGCGCATATTATCAACGAGGTTCGGGTATGGGCGACCGGCAGATTTTGCCGACGCCTTCGCCGATGCCTTCTGAGCCGGTGACAGCGGTTTGCTCTTACCCTTCGGGTTGGGCTTCTCCCACGGCGGTTTAGCCATCAGCACTTCCACGCCCGGAGGGATTTGTTGATGCGGCTATTGGGGTCGTTGGCCGTCTTCTCTGAGGTCAGCTTCGCCTTCATACCCGTCATCCTTGCGCAGAACGACTTCTTACGCGGACCGCCTTCAGGCTGTGGGGCCTTCAACCCGGGCTTGCCGGGGTTAGCCTTGTTGTAGGAGGCACGACCCTTGGCGTTCAAGCCACCTTCTGGGTCCTTGCCTTCCTTGCGAGTCCATGCGGGTGTCTTAGCCATTATGCTATTGCCCCCTTAATCACGGCAAACTGCAACACTGGACTGTCGGTGCCCGTAGATGGGACGGTCGCGTTGTCGATATTCCCCACGG